GTCTGGGCCAACCTCAGCCAATTGGAGGAGAGCCTCCCCGTCCTAGACAACCAAGGCCAGCACAGCCTGTCCAGCAAGTTCCGCCTGAACAACAAGGTATCGGTCAATTGCCGCAGGCTCCTCAAGACATCCCTAACGCAGAAAACTTTGCACAGGGCATGGACAACCGCCAGCTTATGGAATTTGTTCGTCGCCTCTTCCGTGATCAAGACTAGTCTGCGTTGTTTTAACCATACGAATCCACTAGGATTACAACATGCCAATTGATAAAGCGGTCAACCAAGCCCCCGAAGCTGGCATTGTTGTCATTGCCGAAGGTGCGGCTGAAGAGTCCCCAGACATTGAGATCGTTCTGGACGAGGAAGGCGGTGCGACGATTGAGATCGGCGAGGACGACGCTAAGGAAGTTGACTTCTACGCCAACTTAGCCGAGGTCATTGAGCCGGAAGCCTTGGCTATGATTGCCTTGGACGTATCGGCCATGTTCGAGGCGGACAAGGGATCGCGATCGGATTGGGAGCAGATGTATGCCAAGGGGCTGGATCTGCTGGGTTTGCGCATGGAAGAGCGCACCAAGCCATTCCGTGGAGCAGCGGGTGCGACCCATCCGATGCTGCAAGAGGCGATCATTCAGTTCCAAGCGCAGGCGTTTCGTGAGCTGATGCCCGCGGGAGGTCCTGTTCGCACGCAAATTCTCGGCAAAGAGACGGTGGACAAGTTCCAGCAAGCCGCTCGCGTGCAGGATTTCATGAATTATCAGATCACGACGGTGATGGAAGAGTACACACCGGAGTTCGATCAGCTTCTGTATTACACAGGATACGGTGGTTCGACGTTCAAGAAGGTCTATTACGACGCGCAACAGGGCCGAATGGTCTCAAGACTGTGTTTGGCCGACGATGTTTACATCCCCTACAACGGTTCGAGCGTCGTTTCGCAGTGTCCGCGGCTGACTCATCGCATTGCGATGGACTCAAACGAGTACCGCAAGCGTGTTTTAGCCGGTGAATACCTCGATATTCAGGTTGATTTAGAGCCAACGCCCGCGGATCCGAGCCAAATTCAGGCTGCGATCGACAAAGTGGTGGGTGTACAGCCGACGGACAGCGCTGGCGAGGTGTTTTTGCTCGAAATGTTGGTGGATTTGGACATCCCCGGCTTCGAGGACGTCGACGAAAAAGGCAATCCGACGGGAATTAAGCTTCCGTACGTCGTCACATTGGCCGAAGACACGCTCACGGTCATTGGAATCCGCCGAAACTGGAAAGAAGACGACGAATTAAAGCGTCGTCGCAACTATTACGTGCATTATGTGCTCGTCGAAGGGCCTGGCGCGTACGGTTTGGGCTTTGTTCACCTCGTTGGCAGCCTTTCCAAGGCTGCAACCAGCGCTTTACGGCAGCTTATCGACGCGGGAACGCTAGCAAACCTGCCTGCGGGCTTTAAAGCCAAGGGCGCACGCATTGCGGACGACTCGGATCCGATCCAACCGGGCGAGTGGCGCGATATTGACGCGGGAGGCGCGGAACTTTCTGCGTCATTACTGCCGCTTCCGTACAAAGAGCCGAGCCAAGTCCTGTTTGCGCTGCTCGGGTTCCTCGTTGACGCGGGCAAACGCCTCTCCAGCACCGCCGATATGCAGGTGGGCGACGGAAATCAGTACGCGCAGGTCGGTACGACGCTTGCGTTGCTGGAACGTGGCTCGATGGTCATGTCGGCGATCCACAAACGCTTGCATTACGCGCAGTCGATGGAGTTTCGGCTGTTGTTTGAAGGGTTTGGGGAGTACTTGCCGGACGAATATCCGTACGAAGTACCCGGCGCAAGTCGAAAGGTCAAACGCGCGGACTTTAACAACACGGTATCGGTGCTTCCGGTCGCCGATCCCAACATTTTCAGCACCGCACAGCGTATTCAGCTTGCGCAGATGCAGTTGCAGCTTGCTCAAAGCGCCCCGCAGATGCACAACATGTACGAAGCGTACTATCGCGTGTATGCGGCGTTGAATGTTCGCGACATTGACGGGATTTTGTTGCCGCAGCATACGCAGATGCCGAAAGATCCGGCGACGGAGAACTCGTCGGTGCTTAATGGCATGCAGCTCAAGGCTTTTGCGGGCCAGCAGCACGATGCTCACATTGCCGCGCACTTGATGATGGGGCTTTCGCCGATTCTTCAGTCTAATCCGATTGCCGCGATGACACTTCAGCAGCATGTGTTTGAGCATGTGCGGTTGAAAGCGGAAGAAGACGTCGAGGCTGATCTTTTCAAGATGTACGGAACGGATCCCGATCGAATGGTGTCGATGATTCAGAAGGAAGGCATGGTTGCTATCAAGGTTGCGCAGTATTTACAGGAAGTGCGTACCTTGCAGGATCAAATTGCAGGTACCGCGGGCGGTGGCGAGGATCCACTGGTCGCTTTGAAGGAAAAAGAGATCGAGCAGAAGGCCGCAGCCGAGCAGGCGAAGATTCAGCTCAATCAACAGAAGTTGCAGCTCGACCGTCAGAAGCTGGAACAGTCAACGCAGATCGATCAGGCCAAGTTACAACTCCAAATGCAGCGCGGAGGACGAAATGCCGCTTAAGAAGGGGTCGAGTCAAAAGACAATTAGCCGAAACATCGGCGAGCTTGTCGGGACATACAAGGAAAAAGGGCGCATTGGCACAAGCAAGCCAAGAAGTAAGGCCGCTGCGGTAAAGCAGGCGGCGGCGATTGCTTATTCCAAGGCAGGTAAGTCGCGGAAGAAGAGCAAGGGCGGCGCGATGGGCCCTGTTCGTATTGTTAAGAAAAAGGATGGCAATCGGCCCGTTAAGATTTATTGATTTGATGCGCTTCAGGGGACGCGCGGAGTTCCCTGCTTTTCATGGAACCTCACCATGCTTGAATTTGCAGAAGCAGTACTACGAGAAATCAGAAAGCTCCGTGAGAGCTCTGAAGAGATCGTCCTGAACGGCACCATTGCCGACATGGAGCGTTATCGCTTCATGATGGGACGGCTCGAGGGGTTAAAGCTGGTGGAAGCGACCGTGAAAGAGCTGCTAGAGGCGCGTACGGAAGACTAGTTTTAACCCCACAGGAGACTTATGACCACGCAAGCAAAGAAGCTTACCGCTTTGGAAGAGAAGTGGAAGCAAGAAGAAGCCACCAAAGTTCCATCTTTGGATGATGCCTACACCGCAGAAGGGCTAAAGCCCGAGAAGCTGGATCAATCTGTTTTAGGTCGTATCCCAACGCCGACGGGCTGGCGCATTGCCATTCTCCCGTATCGCGGTGCGGAGAAAACCAAGGGCGGTATTGCACTGGCAGAAGAAACCCAGCGAAAGCAGCAGGTTTCGACGGTGTGTGGCTACGTTCTCAAGATGGGCCCAATTGCCTACGCCGATGAGGGCAAGTTCCCTACGGGAGCGTGGTGCAAGGAAGGCGATTGGATCATCTTCGGCCGCTATGCCGGTGCGCGGATCCCGATCGACGGGGGTGAGATTCGTTTGATTAACGACGACGAGGTGCTCGGGATTGTTTCCGACCCGGAAGACGTCCTTCACATGTGGTAACGGAGAGTTCAAATGACGGATGATCAATTGGAATACAAGGTAGGCGAGGAGGAGCAGCCCGCAACCGTGCAGGTTGACGAGGAGGGCAAGGCCGAGCTGGTAGAGGAGACTGTCGAGGAGAAACCGGCAGCTTCGGGTCAGGAACGTGAGCTGGATCAGTACAGCGATAACGTTAAAAAGCGCATCGATAAGCTAACCGCTCGTCTACGCGAGACGCAACGTCGCGAGCAGGCGGCTTTAGAGTACGCCAAGCAGGTCCAAAGCCGCGCGCAAGAGCTTGAGCAGCGGTACTTGAAGACTGACGAGGACCGATTGGTCGAGGCCAAGGGCCGTATTGAAACGCAAGTCGTGGCGCTAAAGCAGATCATTCGCAAAGCCCGTGAAGAGGGCGATATAGATACGGAAACTGAAGCGCAACAGCGTCTTGCCTCGTTGACCTACGAGCAGGGGCAGATTGACGCGGCTAATCAGCAGCGTGCGGCATGGGCCGCGCAGCAACAGGCGCAGCCCGCGCAGCAACAAGAACAGCAACAGGCGCAGCCCGCGCAGCAACAGCGTCAAGTCGACCCACGGGTGGAAGAATGGGCGGAAAGAAACAAATGGTATGGGCGGGACAACGTCATGACCCATGCTGCTTGGGGCATTCACCGCCAGTTAATCCAAGTGGAGGGATTTGACCCTAGTTCAGACGAGTATTATGATGAACTTGATAAACGTATCCGAGACGCGTTTCCGCAAAAGTTTAAGGAAACCGCCGGAACGCAGGCGAGTGCGACCAGAACCGTGCAAACGGTTGCACCGGCCTCACGATCCTCAGGGATCAACAGTACTGCACGCCGCACTGTCAAGTTGACCCCAAGTCAAGTGGCAATTGCTAAAAAGCTGGGTGTTCCTCTTGAGGAATACGCCAAATACGTGAAGGAGTAAGGATACATGTCAGACGCCAAAACATCTAATCGCGCTTCTCGTGAGGTCGAATCTCGTGGGAACTCCGCGCGGCGTAAACCATGGGCTCCGCCTTCCCGTTTGGACGCGCCTCCAGCTCCTTTGGGATACAAACATCGATGGATTCGAGCTTCGGCAGGTGGGGTAGAGGACCGATCGAACATTGCAGGACGTATTCGTGAAGGATACGAACTGGTTCGTGGGGACGAGTACCCTGACTTTCCGGTGCCCACGATGGAAGATGGCCGACACGCTGGGGTAATTAGCGTGGGAGGTCTTGTCTTAGCCCGTATCCCAGAAGAGACCGTAGCGGAGCGCAATTCGTATTACCGAGACAAGGCGAACAACCAAATGCAGGCCGCGGATAACGAGCTCATGAAGAGCAATGCTCACTCGAGCATGCAGATTGAGCGCCCAAGCCGTCGGTCTCGCGTTTCATTCGGCGGCTCTAAACGAGCCAGTGAATAACTTTTTCGAGGATTAATCAAATGGCAAACGTCGATAAAGCCTTTGGTCTCCGTCCTCTTGGCAATCTGTCTGCGACTGGTGCTCAGAAGCAGTTCGGTTACCAAATTGCGGATAACCAAAGTGGCGCGATTTATCAGGGCGACCTGGTAACCCTTAAAGATGGGTACATCCTTAAGTTCCTCCCCGCCTCGCATACCGCGGCGGTGGGTGTATTTAATGGCTGTAACTACATCGACCCGACCTCTGGCAAGCCGACTTGGAAGAACTACTATCCGGGTAGCGTCAACATCACTCAGGGCACGATTGTGGCCGACGTGATCGACGACCCCAACCAGTTGTTCCTCATTCAGGCGGATGAGGACGTTGAGCAAGCCGATTTCGGCAAAAACGCTGACGTCGTCGGTACGGGTGGCAGCAACACCACGGGTGTGTCATCGATGGAATTGGATTCGTCCAGCATCGGGACCGCTTCGTCATTGAACCTGAAGCTTGTTGGCCTGTGGGATGTCCCAGGCAATGCGCTCGGGACCTTTGCCGTGGCCGTTGTCAAGATTAACGAGCACCTGTACGGCAGTGCCGGTGTGGCTGGCCAGTAAGGGGTAATTAAAAATGGCAATTTCACGTGCACAACTTGTTAAAGAGCTTGAGCCGGGCTTGAACGCCCTGTTCGGCCTCGAGTACAAGAACTACGAGAACGAGCACGCCGAGATCTACTCGGTGGAAACCTCCGATCGTGCGTTTGAGGAAGAGGTCATGGAGTCAGGCTTTGCCGAGGCTCCGGTGAAGACCGAAGGCGCTGGTGTCGCTTACGACCAAGCGCAGGAAGTCTACACTGCTCGCTACACTCACGAGACAATCGCTCTTGCGTTCTCATTGACTGAAGAAGCGAT